GCCTATTGGCTCGGTCTATGGAGGCGCACAGTCGGTTCGTCAGTTTGCTCTTGCTGCTGGACAAGTTGCATGGGACAACACAGACGGGCGTTTCACCATAACATCAAACTTTTCTACATCCGCTTCTGGTGCAGCAAGTGCTTCTGGATTTCTTGGAACAAAAGGCGGAGAAGCGGAACAAAACACCGTTATATGGGTAGCAGTGGGAAAAGCCAATGGATACACACAACTAACACAAACAACAGTGAACGGAGTAGTGGTAACACCCTCATACTATCCGTCTACAATTGACACTGGTTCTGGATACCTTCCTGTTGGTGAATATCCATCATTTAATTTCACGGCAAAGGCTTCGGTCGCTGCATACACCACCCCTCCAGGTCAACCCATAACTTCAATTATCAGTGCATCACACAGACAGCCTGAAAATTTTAGCGGACAGGGAAGTGGTGATAAAGACACCGCTTCTCACGCAGGAATATTTTTGTTGCCAAATAAATGGCAACCTAATGGCAGCATATTGTTCAATGAGAACGCAGGGATTCTTGAGATTGGTGGATTTGATGTTGCTGTGGTTGCATGGGCAGGAAACCATTCTCCTGCGTATCCTTCTATACCTTTTGAAACTACTAGTGCTGGAGTAGCAGTAGGTGGTGGTGTTTCCCTGAATCGGCTGTATCAGAGTCAACTTTCGTCTAGAGGTTATACTGCCATCAGTCTCTACTTCAATCCCTCGCCTTCCACCAAATATTTTTCTTTTGCCAATCCCACATGGAGGGCATATGTGACTCTCTTCCGATTTGTTGGCGATGGATACCTCACCTCTCTGCGGGACGACATTTCATACACATAAATAAATGGACACACCGATACACCAACAGAGAGCCATTAAATGACAAATTTCTCACATATTCTGTATCCAAGCAGTGCTGCCCTTGCGGGTATTTCTCTCATAGCAGAGAATCAGATATTGTATGTGTCAATAGACGGCAACGATGCTACCGCTACAGGAAGCACTGCTGCACCGTATGGAACTCTATACGGTGCGATGAATGCAGTCCGCAATTATCAGATTATGGGAAATGCAACAGTCACGATCCGCCTGATGAAGGGTGAACACACAATCGGTTCGAATATTGATCTGTATCACCCACAGGGGTCAAATATAATCATTGAAGGTGATCCTGATGCTTTCAAGCAGCGTTTCCTGTGGAGCGTCGAAGGATACTCGTGGAATCCTGCTGGCTTTGCTGGTGGTGGACACACTGGCTCGGTGAAGGTGTTTGATGTCAGCACTGGCAGCACCCTGCACGGGTTCACTACTGGCGACGAATGGATGTATTTCTCTGTCACCAATGCTGCATTTGGTGCTCGTAGCGGATACAAGACTGGTGCCACCTACGGAATCTGGTCGTCTTCTCTCTACGGATGGCAGGATGTGGGTGACCGATTCTTCAATCACGGAATTTCGTATGAAGAAGGTCAGGGAATTCTCGGAATAGGGCGAATCACATCGTTTGCCGACACCACATCCGCTGTGGTTGAGTTCAAGAACCCTAATTACGATTCGCGTTGCCCTGCTTGGCACATGGACGGTGGATTGAACAACTCTACCGCTTGGGGAGGCATTTCAAGCAACTATCCCGAGACACAGTATTCCAAGCCCAACGGATACTACGGAAATCCGTCTTGGAGCACCACTGATGGTGTAACTGCTTATCCCGCAAAACCAGCAGGAGTTGCACATAATTCGGAAGATCCATTCCTTGTTTCGTATTATCCGGTGGTCCTGCGTGGAGACTACAGCAGCAACAGCGGAACCTTGTATCTACGAAACGGATCACTCAAAGCCATCAGGAATCTGTTCTTTGCTGCAAACGATGCTCCATTTACTCTTGTCGATGGTGTCACGAGCAGCACACAGAACTACAGTCAGGCACTGTCTGCACTCACCGATCAACAACGGTCGTGGAGCGAAAACGGCACTGCTATTGCTCTTGAAAACGCTAATGTAAATATCCGTCACCTTGGATTCTATGGTGTGGGTGTTGCTATTGCTTCCCACAATTCACGGATTGGGGCGTATTCATCGGACGGAATAGTTGGAAGTGAAACCAGATATGCAGGAGCAGATTCACTTGACAGCGCACCCGTAATGTGTGCCACACAGTGCAAGCACGGCATAATGGCAAAGAACAGCGTGATTGATTTCACAGATTCTTCTGGTCTGTCCAAGAAATTCTCACAGAGCCACCAAGACACCGGTTGCCATATGTCAACCACGGGACGAGCGATTGAACTCCTTGGCAGCGAACTGAAGGCAACTCATATCCATATTCAGGGGCACGGAGATGTGGCAAAATACCTGTGCCAAGTAGTGGTTCCTGTATATGCGGGAACAACAACAGCAGGAGCAACACAGGCATTCCTGTCCTTTGAGAACAGCGAAACATTCTGGTCTGCATATCCCGCAGCAAAGATGTTCTTGCAGCCAGCGGTTGGCAGCGAACAGGAAATTGGATATGTGAATTACATTGTGGATGAGGGTGGTTTGGGTTCATACACAAGTGTAAATGGCAGCACTGCTTCTGCCACTCCAATTCTGGCTGGAGTGCATCCTGTAGATTACCGTGTATACAGTGTTTATGGGGTAAAGACTGCACCAGACGGATTGAAGTATATGTCTACAGGTGACCTTCACTACGGCATCACCAGCGGTGTTTGTGGAGGAACCTTCTCCATTCGCTTCTATGGAGATGTTGCTGCCAGTGGATTGTGTTCGGAATATGTGGTCAGTTCGTCTGCGGTGTATATTCGTGGACATAATGGTGTTACATTGGGATACACCAATCTTTCGAGCGGAGCGTCTGCTGCTGCTTTTGTAAAGACCCTTGTTTCTACCGGCACAAACGGAGAATACGCCTACTGTGGTCACGGAAACAATGCTATTTCTGCTATGGATGCGTCCACAGTTCAGATACACAAAGCACTCGTCATACAGAACGGTGGATATTTACCCGTAGAGGTTCGTGGCGGATCAAACATGATTGTTGGTGACGAACAGGTAAATGTAAACACAGGAATAGTGGGAACCGATGGAGGAGACACCAGAAACGATCTTGTTGGTTCTGTGTGCATCACTGGCTTTGTAAAGCACGGAGTTCTTGCTGTTGATGGGTCAAACATCAAAATAGGTTCTCTGTTTGTGAAGCACCCGCTGCACACCAGCACCAGCGAAAACGCAGCCACTACGGTGAACAACGCTGCCCGTGCAGAAAACAACTCCTCCCTTGTTTTGGGAAATGTGTATGCAGTAATGTATCCTGCACACACTACAGTTCTTGGATTGGACGGAGCAAATGGGGCAGGGCTATGGAGTTCTGCCAGTGGAAACAGATACGGACACAAGGACTATCCGCTCCCACGGAACGAGGGAGTTCTTGGTGCTTTCCGCAACTCAAGCATCTCGCTGTCAGACATTGGAGAACATATTTTCCACTTTGATGGGGGAACACCGCAGTTCAATCTGGCAAACAGGAACATGGCTCTCGTTTCCGCAGGAAAGGGTGGGTCTGTCTATATTCCAGACCCCAACCAAATCAGCAGCATTACTTCCATGAACCAATCGGTTGCATTCAGATTTACCACCGATGCTCGTTCGGCAGTTGATGACCGAAAGATTCTTACTCGTTCCGCAGCAGCAGGTATCAATTCTGGTCCGTATATCTACGACCGATCCTCTACAGACACAGAACGGTCTTGGAGAGGCAGGGTTCCTGCAACGAATCCAAGAGTTGCTGTTGAAGGCGGAAACATCGGTGTAGCAGCAAGTGCCACCGATAACTCAGCAAGAATAAATGCACCCATCACGGGTGTCACATACAACATATTCATACACGATTCGTCTTCCTTCATCTTCAAATAAGAGACACCAATGAGCAGCAACAAGAGCCTAATCAACATTCGGGAAGACGGAACCGTAGACGGTCGTATTGACGGATACGATCAGTTCAACTACATTCCGTCTGCGTCATCTTCCAATGTAAAGCCTATTGTGATTGACTCTACTCTGTCAGAAATAGCCATTACCAGAAACGCACCGCTGAATGATGGTTTGGGAACCACAGCGGTGGAGCGAGTTCTTATAAATCCTGTAACGGAGCAGTTGCTGACTGGAACCGTTTATGGAAATTTTTCCATGAATGAGCAGGTGTTTCAGTCGGTGATTACTCCAATTCTCATCAATGGCTTGCAGTTGAACGGAGTAACCGCAGACGAGTATCTGCCTACGGTGGGAAGCATTGGTGCTACCGGAGAATTTCTTGGAAAAAAGGCTGCGGAGTTCAAGGGATCATATCTTGACACGAACACCAAAGCAGCAGGAATTCGTTTGCCCTCTTTTTCCAGCACATCTTTCCCGTATATGCTTATTGAGGGATTCATGTATTTGGAAGAAGAGCCTTCAGATAACTACGATCCAATACTAATCACTCGTAGCACGGACGGAGTGAGCAATACCACACAGGATTCTTTCCGTCTAGAATACGATACTTCTGCCAATCAGTTGCAGTTCCACTTCTCGCCAGCGTCTTACTCTGGTTCAGGATACTCCAATGTGGTTAATGTATCTCCTGTGAGTGGAGTTACGCTAGATCAGTGGCACCATTTTGCAATCACATATCTGAATCAAGGCGGATCGGCTGCCGTTATGACCTATTGGAACGGAACCCGTCTTTTCACTGCTACTGGGTTCACAGACAACATCAAGAACAGCAGTGGGTTTGTATGTGTGGGTAGCGGTGCATCGGGAGACAAGCCTTACAAGGGGTGGTTGGATGACATAATGATAAGTGCTGGTGGGGCAACAACTGCGCTGCGATCCTTTCAGCCGGGTGTAACGGCTCCTGTTCCTACAGACGCTATCTCGTCTGGAGACTATACCGTTTACCTGTTGAGCATGAATGGACCAAAGGGAAGCAGCATATTTCCATGCGACACACAGGAAAAGGTGATGTCTACAGTTACATATGTTGACCGCTTCAATGGTGTGATTGGATCAGGAAACCTTGTAAGAGTAGATGATTCTATTGTTGGATTGAGTTTGTTTGCTGGAGTTTGTTCTGGTCACGAATTCACAGGAATATCAGGAGCAGCATATTTGTTTGGATACAACAGCGGTGCCGCCATGTATGTGAACAGTGTGGAAAATCTGCAACCCACACTCACAGAGGCACAGAGAATTCGTTCTACTATGGTAGATTTGACGGTTGCGTATTTGCTCGGAGCCACTGCCATGCGCGGATTCTCTGGTTCATCAAGAGATTTTCCGAAACTGTTCAGCCGAAACTGGGGAGGAAATACCTTCACATTCCTGCCTGTTCAGTCAAATATTGCAAACATCCGCAGCATATACGACAACATCGTAATAAACGGCAGAACAGCAAATTACAATATTACTGACTTTGAGGGAAATGTCTACAGCATGGCTACGGCGGACATCAAGAATCTGTATTCAGACATTGTGTCGTATCACTCTTCTGCCGTGCTCGCAGGAAATGAAATCAAGAATTCCATTCAGGGAGCAGGCACAGTCGAAAATCTTAACAAGATTTCTGGCTTCACCAGCGAAGGCTTTGCCGTTAAAATTGCACCTACAATTGACCAAGTTGGAGTCCTGTTCATATCTCCCAAGGCTAGAGCCACGAAGAAAACTACCATACCAGAAACAAAATACATCAAGAGTGAATTGGGAGTTGAATTGCTTGATGGTGGATTTTTGGGAGGATAATTTATGATGCTTGTTCATTATGGATTTGAAAAGATAACCCTGAACGGAAACGAGTACTCCTTTTCGGACTTCAGAAAGGTTGAACCAGACTACTCTGCTCCATATGGATTTCATATTCGTGTTTATGAGCGCGGAGTGCGGCATTACGCCAGTGATGGGGTGAATACCGTAAACCTTCCGGTCACAGACGAAACCTGCGACCGCATATGCAACCGAGAGGGAGAACTGGCTAGGCTTTTGCTCATGTTGGAAGAGGAAACGAAGCCCAAAATCTACACAAACGACAACGGCGAAACGCTTATGAAACGGAAAAGCGGATTGACCCTGAAACTCAAGACTACAGACTCCTAAATACTTCAAAAGGAGAAGGGTTATGGCAAAGCCGCGCACACGACAAGAATTCAAGGACTACTGCCTACGCGCTCTCGGTGCGCCTGTTATCGAAATAAATGTAGATGATGCACAGGTAGAGGACCGCATCGACCAAGCCCTTCAGTATTTCGCGGATTGGAACTCCAACGGCGCACAGCGCACATACTACAAGTATCAGGTGACAGAGCAGGACAAGACCAATCGGTACATAGACACATTTGCATTAGACCCAAATCTGATGACGGTTTCTCGTGTGTTTCAGGTGGGATTCAATCTACAGATCAACAATATTTTCAATGTTCGGTATCAGATGGCACTGAATGACTTCTACGGTCTTCGCACCGGACAAATGAATCTGAACTACTTTGTCACCACCATGCAGTATATTGAGATGTTGCAGCAACTGCTTGATCCCGAGAAGCAGATCCGTTTCAACAAGTACAACAACAAACTCAATATTGACATGAATTGGGAAGATTTTATGACAGGTCAATACCTGCTCATTGAAGGCTACACGGTAGTTGATCCCGAGGTGTACAGTGAAGCGTGGAACGACACCATGCTCAAGAAATACGCCACAGCACTAATCAAAATGCAGTGGGGTGCCAACTTGTCTAAGTACGAGGGCATCCCGCTGCCAGGAAACATTACCTTCAACGGGCAGCGCATCTATCAGGAGGCTATGGACGAAGTATCCAAGATAGAAGAGGATGTCCTCCTGAAGTATCAGGAACCACCTGAATTCATTACAGGATAAGCATGACAGTTAATCCGTATTTTCGCAGGAACAAGAAGGGCGAGCAGACTCTTCTAGAATCTCTCACGACCGAGGCGATCAAAATCCACGGGCATGAGATGATTTACATTCCGCGAGAAAAAGTCACGGAAGACCTTATTTTTGGAGAAGAGGTGTCCGAGTTCAAGGACGCTAATCGGATTGAAATGTATCTTGAAAATGCGGAAGGATACGAAGGCGATCAAGAGATGAGTCGCTTTGGATTGGATGTAAAGGAAGCAGCCACATTCATCGTGTCACGGAAGCGGTTTATGGATGTGATGGGGCACAATGCAGAAATTAGGCGGCTTGGTCGCCCCCGCGAAGGGGACATTGTGTTCTTTGATTACCCATACGGAATGTTTGAAATCAAGTTCGTGGAACACGATAATCCTTTCTATCCTGCTGGAGACAGATACTCCTTCAAACTGTCCTGCGAAGCCTTCAAGTATTCCAACGAGAAGATTGACACAGGCGAGACAGAAATGGATGCGGTTATGGAAATCACATCCTCCTATCTGATTGGCTTGACTCTTGGATCGGGTGGAACCGGATCTTTTGCGGTCGGAGAAGAGGTTTACACAGGCACACTATCAAACAAGACCGCTTTTGGTCGTGTCAACAAATACACGGTTCCCATCGCTGGAAACAAGTATCTGTATGTCAACCGACAAGAAGGAAAATTCCAAGCAGGTGGCTATGCGGTGGGAGCAGTTAGTGGAGCAATCCACCCAATTTCAGGAGTTTACACCACCGATATACGGGTCAACCACCAAGATCAGCAGGACAACGACCAGTTGGAGTTGGAGAAGATTCAAGATGACATCTTTGATTTTACAGAGCGAGATCCGTTCTCGGAAGGTAACTACTGATGTTTACCAACTTCTACAACGGCTCCATACGGCGAATGGTGGTGGCATTTGGTTCACTGTTCAACCAAATCTATATTGACAAGCAGGAAAGCAGTGGAACCAAGACCCTGCTTGTTCCCATAGCATATGCTCCAAAAGAAAAATACAAGGTGCGGTTGTCGGGTGATCCTTACCTGAACAACCCCAACCAAATTACCTTGCCGCGCATGGCGTTTGAGATCACGGGATATGTTTACGATCCCTCCCGCAAGCGCAACAGCACCATGCGTAATATAGTCAGACCCACTGGTGCCCCCAGTGGAGTGGACTACACCTTTGCTGAAGTCCCTTACAACATCGACTTTGGACTGTATGTGTATGTCCGAAACATGGAAGACGGGCTGCGGATAGTGGAGCAGATTCTGCCGTTCTTTGCGCCAGAGTTCGTGGTTACCATGAATTTTGATGACATAAACCGAAAGGTTGATGTTCCCCTATACCTGAACTCTGTTTCTTCCGAAGAGGATTATGAGGGCGACTTTCAGACACGACGATCCATTATATTCACCCTGAACTTCACGATGAAGACCTATCTGTTCGGCAACAAGAAGAACTACAAGGAAATCCGTGTGGTTCAAGCGAATATGTGGAACGGGAATGTGTTTGACGAGGATTTTGTTGCCGGTGGAATCACCTTCCTGCCAGGAAACACCACGGACACACCCAACTATGCCACAGACATTATTGGAATATCTGGTCCATCAGGAGCCAATTCCAACATGAACAATTACACACCGTATGTCAAGATTTACCAAAATGATTTTGATGCAGGTGGAGTCACATATCAGGGTGGAATGGATACTGGTGGCGTGACCGTGGATTGGAACATCTAAGGAGTAGAGCATGAGTGAGTTCGATCATATTGAAAAGGCTCTGGGAGCAGAGCCTGAAGCAAAACCGTTGACCAACACTGGCATCCCACAGAATGCTGTGGTTGTTTCCGTTCCTCCTCGCCCACTCACCGATGAGGAGTTGGCAAATGACCTGAAAACCGACTATCAGATCGTGCGGGACAATCTGAAAGAACTGGTGAACATGGGCAAGAACGCACTGGACGGTGTGATTCAGGTGGCACAAGAAGGGGATCAGCCCCGAGCCTATGAAGTGGTGGCGCAGATGATTAAGACGCTTTCAGAAACCAATCGTGAACTCATGGATCTACACAATCGGGTAAAGACCGTTCGCAAGGTTGACCAAAGCGTTACAAACAATACCACAACCAATCAGTCCATCTATGTGGGTTCCACGAAGGAACTACAGGACATCATCAACTCCACCCGATCCACGATGAAGGCGTTCGACAACCGCCCCGATGTTCGGCAGACTATACAGGATGATAAGACCGTTGAGTAACAAGAGCAACAAATATCTTGGAAACGCAAACCTCAAGGCAGCAGGGGTTCAGGTTAACTTTTCCCCCGAGCAAATTGAGGAATATGTGAAATGCTCCCAAGACCCCTTGTATTTCATCAAGAATTATGTAAAGATCGTGTCCCTTGACAAGGGCTTGGTGCCGTTTGAGCCGTATGAGTATCAGGAGCGAATGATCCGCACCATTCACGAAAACCGTTTTGTGATCGGCAAACTGCCCCGACAGACAGGTAAGTCCACCACGATCATTGCGTATATGTTGCACTATGTGCTGTTCAATCAGAGCATGAGTGTAGCCATTCTTGCAAACAAACTGTCAACGGCACGCGAACTGCTTGGTCGCCTGAAACTCGCATACGAATACCTGCCCATGTGGTTGCAGCAGGGCGTAGTGGAGTGGAACAAGGGATCAATCGTTTTGGAGAACGGCTCCAAGATCCTTGCGTCAGCCACATCATCCTCCGCTGTGCGTGGTGGATCGTTCAACTACATCTTCCTTGACGAGTTTGCGTATGTGCCGCAGAATGTCGCAGAAGAGTTCTTCTCGTCCGTATATCCCACCATTACCAGCGGTCAAAGCACGAAGGTCACGATCATCTCCACGCCCAAGGGCTTGAATATGTTCTATCGCTTTTGGATCAATGCCAACAAGCGACCAGGTGAAGACGGCAAGAACGAATATGTTCCCATCGAAGTCCACTGGAGCGATGTGCCTGGACGCGATGATGCTTGGAAAAAGCAGACCATAGCCAACACCAGCGAAGAGCAGTTCCGAACTGAATTTGAGTGTGAATTCCTTGGCTCCATGCACACCCTTGTGCATTCTGAAAAATTGAAGTGTTTGGTGTATAAGACACCCGAGTTCAGAAATGGGGAGGGACTGAAGGTGTATGCTC